TCACCGGGAAATTGTGCCCCGCTTCGTCAGTTCGTCATATTGCCGTTCACAGACTCTTCCGGCTTCAGCTGCCCGGTCAGCGTATTCTGCCAGTTGCCGGTTTCGTTCGAGAGATTTTTCGAACACGTCGGTAAGCAAAATTCCGGTGTCTGCGGCTGACGTCCCAGCGCCGACAATGGCGTTATACTGCCTGAGCTGCTCACGGATGGCAACGAGCTGCTGCTGCAGCCGGCCAGCGCGAGCGGCAGCATCAAGAGCATCATTGCGCGCCTGGTCGATCCTCTGCTGCGCTTCTCGTTCATTGGTTGCTTTCTCCTGTTCATCATGTTGACGGGCTTTCTCATCTTCTGCTTTGCGGTCAGCCTTCGCCTGCGCATACCCGGCGTCGTACTGTCTGTCACCGTGAATATTCCAGGCTATAACGCCGCCGGCCACCAGAGCAGCAAGCATCGACACGATAAGCAACTGTTTCCAGTATGCTTTCACGAATGCCGTGATCATGATGCCAGCACCTTCTTGGCCGACAGGTAACGCACACGGCGATCGTCGATACCATTCTGGCCGCCATTGATGATCTGTGTGACGCGCATCAGGTCGTCGGTGTACTTAAGGCATCCATATTTCACGAAGTACCAGGCCGCGCTCCGCGCTGCATACTCGTCCTGCGCCAGTAGTTCCGGCTGCTTAACCAGATCCACCTTCAGGGCAGCCCCGCAATCGCGGTAGTTGTTCAGTCCGGTGGTCTGGATGAGACCGCGCCCGCGGTAAAACCAGCCGTCGGTAGGCCCGTTATTCCCCATACGTTTGCTGTACACCAGATTGGCAATGGCCCGCTGCCTCTCCAGCGGCAAAGAGGGCTCACCCTGACGGCGGCCGAGGGAATTAGCCTGGCCCTGTGTCAGTCGCCCGGAACGGACGAAACCAGCCAGCCCCGCCACGCTGTAATTGAAGCTCTCAACGAGCTGGGTAAAGCCAGTGCTTTCATGCCCGGCCTGGGCAATAAACATCGCCTGATCCAGCGGCTTGATGATGCCAAACTCTTTCATGGCCGCCACGATGTGCGGATGCCAGCGTGTGGCCAGCGCCAGGCTAACGCCGGCAGCTTTCTGAAACTCGTTAATGTCCATGTTGCGACCTCGATATTTTGAATATTTGCACGACGTTTCCGCGCGTCTTCAGCACCGCGGCGAACATCACAGCATTGATAACGACCTCAGAAAGATCTGCGGTCATAGGGAAGTGGTACAGGTATGAGTACGCGGTGCGCAGCGGGATACTGGCTGCCGCCACGATGAGGAAATAGGCTATCCACCCACCCCAGCGGCGGTGGCGCGATCCGTTGCGCTGGAAGAACATCACCCGCAGCGCTATCCCGCCGCAGATGATGGAATTAGCGATAAGCAGCAGATCATGGCCTGTCATCGTCTTTTCCTCCCGGGATTAAATCGCGCGGATTGTCAGAGCGGTGATACAGCCATATCCCAACCCGCACAGCGACAATTGACGCAACGAACGCGCCGGCAGAGTAGACGATTCCCCGCTCGAAAGAGTCCTGAGTGATTGTCGGGAACATGCTGGCCAGCCCGATAAGGACCGATGCCGTTGGCTTGTAGAAGAGAAGACCGCAGAGAAAGCTGAGAAGGGACAGAAGAACGCGGCGCCAGATAGGATATTCAACCGCTGAGGTGACAAATATTACCGCCCCAGCGAGTGAGCCAAGCGCCACCTCTGGCGGAACTCCGGCGACGACTGCAGCCAGTGCTCCGTAGCTAAGCCCCTGATTTACCGTATCAGCGGTTAGCGTTCCTGACATGATGACCACCGTTTACTATGCATGATGAACCTCCTGAAGTTGGTAAGCTCATCATACACAATAAACCAAATATGAATAAATGGTAATTATTCTATTACTTGCTTGTTCCCATCAAGCCAATGAATGCCATGGTTTGTTGTATTGGCTATGGAGCTGGTGTATTGCGCATCGAATAGACTCGGCTGCTGATTACCTTGGTACACTTGCCTTTCAATCAATGAACTATTTAATCTAATTTTATCTTTATTTGTGATCTTTATTATTTCTCCTGAAATATCCTTATGCACCCCTTTATCAATAAATAAAAACTCAGCCCCATCCATGTGATAGCTACTCTCAAGTTTCTCAAAACGCATTCCAGATAATTGAGTGCTCCCTGTAGTGTTTTTGAACTTAACTCCAACCCCTTTACCGTTACCCTTAATTTTAACAGAACTTATTAGATTATCTAATGAAGCCGAATTCATGCGGTTAAGAATGATTCCGTTAGACCCAGGATTGTCTATATGGCATGCGGAAATAATAGCATCGCCACATGACTCAAGGAAAATACCAGAACCTTTTGCATTTTTAATTATACTGTTACTAATAATAACATTTCGTGACTCTCCAGAGTTGAAACGCCCACCGCTATAATCGTTTCCAAAAATATCAATTCCGTTATCATTTGTTCCATCAACTGTGCAAGAGTTGATGATAACTCCATTTGGCCTGTCGATACTGATACCTATGTATCCGCAATTCTCTACTCGACAGTTTGTAATGTTACTGTCGACTGGTCCGTTATTATTTTTAGATGAGCGAAGCCCTATTCCTATTCCTCCATTACCTTTTCTTGCCGGAGGGTTTATAGCATTAACATTATCTATGGTTAGTCCTCTAGATCCGATAATGTTAATGCAGTTTATAGCCCCCTCGACATTTTGAGAGTTACCATCAATCCTAACTCCAGAAATTATAACATCTGATAAATCATCTTCATCCCAGTTAGTTATGATAGAGCCAACTCCGGCATAGTTACCAGGCAAGAGTCTTATAGTTCCAACACCAATGATTGCGCAACCAGGAAGCAAGTTAATGCAACTTCCGCCTTTAGACTGCGCATTCTTTATCTCAGGTGAATCAGGGTTAGGTGACACGTTGTAAACGCCAGCTGGAAGAAATAGCTGAACCCTTTCATTGATGGCATTCTGTATGTACTTTGTGCAATCAGCACGCGGATCTGATGCATCGAACGACGCAGGTAGGAAGCTCCTGATGCTGGCCATGCCAGTTTGTGAAATCTCAGATGACACCTTCAGGTAGGCTGGAGCCGGTTGAGGTGATGATTTTGCTTGTGCAGATAGTGCTATCAACCCAACCGCCCCTGCGCCTGAAAGTAAAAAATCTCTCCTGTTTTTCATGTATTTACCTGATTTTGTTAGAGGTTGATTATGATAATGGCCACCAATATCAATAGCATGTTTTTTATGATCAGATCATGGCTTTACTCTTAAAGCTAAAGTATGCTAAGGAAAGTGCGAATAAGCAGGTCATTTCTTCCCAAGCTGACTCGTTGATTAAAATTTCGCGGATCTGGGCCGATTT